GCAAAGATGCCGGACCGGGCAATGTTGGTCAGCGCCATCTGGTTCCACAGCCTGCGGTCCCGATAGGTCTGCCCGGCCCGCTCCTGTGCCTGACGATAGCTTTCAAAGTCGGCCAGCAGCATATACTCGTCCCCGCCGAAGAGCAGCCGGTTGGTGATCTGGTCGTAAGCAATGCCGTCATCGAAGCCCTGGGCGATCTGGTCCAGCACCGCGCGCAGGACAGGGTCATTGTTATAATATTCATAGGCCTGATAGCCCTGACGCTTTTTCTCGGTCACCTCATCGGCGGTCAGGCCGAACAGGAAGATATTGTCGTCTCCCACCTGCTGGTGCATCTCCACGTTGGCTCCGTCCAGCGTGCCGATGGTCAGCGCGCCGTTCATCATAAACTTCATGTTGCCGGTGCCGCTGGCCTCCTTGCCGGCGGTGGAGATCTGCTCGGACAGCTCGCTTGCGGGCATCAGCTTTTCCGCCAGGGACACCCGGTAGTTTTCAAGGAACACCACCTGCAGCTTATCCTTGCACACGGGATCAGCATTGATGGTGGCGGACAGGGAATTGATCAAATGGATGATCTCCTTGGCCACATAGTAGCCGGGGGCAGACTTGGCGCCAAAGAGGAACACTCTGGGGGTCATCTGGAAAGAGCGGTCGTTCTTTAGCTGCTGATAGAGATAAACGATGTGCAGCACGTTGAGCAGCTGGCGCTTATACTCATGCAGCCGCTTGACCTGCACGTCAAACATGGCATCGGTGTTGAGCACGATGCCCGTCTCCCGGGCCAGATAACCGGCAAACTTGCGTTTGTTCTCCTGCTTGATCTTTTCCAGCTCGGCCAGCACCGCCTTGTCGTCCCGGTACTGTTCCAGTCCACGCAGGGCATCGGGCCGCAGCAGGTAGTCGTCGCCCCCGGTGCACTTGCGGATGAGCCGGTCAAGGCGGGGATTGATCTCGGACAGCCAACGGCGGTGGTCGATGCCGTTGGTCACATTTTTGAACTTATCGGGAGTCAGCGTCCACGCGTTGTGGAACACATCCTTTTTCAGAATGTCCGAATGCAGGGCAGATACACCGTTTACCGCCTGACAGGCGCACACACACAGATTGGCCATACGCACCCGGCCGTCCCAGATAATGGCCATGTTGGCCACCTTGGTCTGGTCGCCGTGGAAGGCCTGCTCCAGATGGGCCTGATAGCGGTTGGCGATCTCCACAATGAGCATCCAGATGCGGGGCAGCAGGACTTGAATCAGGTCCTGAGGCCACGTCTCCAGCGCCTCAGCCAGCACAGTGTGGTTGGTGTAGCACACCGTGTTGGACACAATGTGCCACGCTTCCTCCCAGCCGTAGCCCTCTTCATCCAGCAAAATACGCATCAGTTCCGGTATAACCAGCGTAGGATGGGTGTCGTTGATCTGGATAACATGCTTCTGGTGGAAGTTGCGCAGGGTGCCGTACTGGGCCTTGTGGGCCCGACAGATGGACTGCACCGTGGCGGAAACGAAGAAGTACTGCTGCTTCAGGCGCAGGGACTTGCCCTCGTAATGGTCATCCGCAGGATAAAGCACCTTGGCAATGACCTCCGCCATGGCCTTCTGCTCCACGGCCTTCAGGTACTCGCCGGTGGAATAGTACTTCATATCCACAGGCAGCGCGGACTTGGCATCCCACAAGCGCAGGGTGTTGGTGTGGTCTGTCCCGTAGCCGGCAATGATCATGTCCTTGGGCACGGCCATGACACTGGTATAGTCGGTGTGCTCCACCACCGCGCGGCCGTTCTCCCAGTGCACATCCACCTTCCCGCCAAAACGGACGGTCTGCGCCTCGTCCATCTTGGTGATGAGCCACGCTTCTCCCGCTTCCAGCCAGTTATCTGGCAGCTCCACCTGCTGGCCGTCGATAATCTTCTGCTTGAAGATGCCCAGCTCGTAGCAGATGGAATAGCCGGTGGCGGGGATCTCCAGGGTGGTCATGGAGTCCAGATAGCATGCAGCCAGACGGCCCAGACCGCCGTTGCCCAGGCCGGCGTCCGGCTCCAGCTCGAAAATATCGGCAGCGGCAAAGCCCATGTCATCCAGCGCCCGGGTCAGAGTGTCCAGCAGACCCAGATTATAGGCATTCTTCATCAGCGAGCGGCCCATAAGGAACTCCAGCGACAGGTAGTGTACCTGCCGGGCCTGAGTATCCCGGGTGCGCTCTGCCGTCTCGATCTGATGGTTGTTCATAATATCCCGCAGCACCAGCGCGCAGCATTTGAACACCTGCACAGGGCTGGCATTCTCTACCTCGCGGCCGAAATTGCGGCGCAGCTTGCCCACGATCAGTTCCGTAAGCTGCTTTTTTGTGTAGTTGGGCATACAGACCCCTCCAAAATCAAAAAGAGAATACGCTTATTATAAGAGGAAAAGTGAGTTTTTATTATAGCAACTTTTCAAATCACAGTCAATCACGCAACAACCGTTCCATGTCCTGCGGCAAATCCTGCACGAACTCCATCTCCCGCCCGGTGACAGGGTGACAAAACCGCAGGATGTAAGAATGAAGCGCTGTGCGGGCGATCACACTGTGATCCTCCGTCCCGTAGAGAAAATCCCCTACCAACGGATGGCCTATATGGGCCATATGCACCCGAATTTGATGGGTGCGCCCGGTGTCCAGCTCCAGCCGCAGCAGAGAACTTCCCCCGACCGTGCGTATGGTCTGATAGTGTGTCCGGGCCGGCTTTCCGTCCGGACGGACCCGCTGGGCCATAAGAGAACCCTCCATCGGTCCGAGAGGCGCATCCACCACCCCCGCCTGTGGTTGAGGTATCCCTTCACACACCGCAAGGTATACCCGGCAAAAGTCCGGTGTGTGCAGCTGCTGCTTCAGGCGCTCCTGCCCATGAGGGTGCTTGGCCGCCACCAACAGACCGGAAGTGCCCCGGTCCAGCCGGTGCACCGGGTGAAAATCCGCCTGCTGCCCTGTTTTTTCGTAATAATGCACCAGAAAATTGCCCAGCGTGTCGTCATAGTGTCCCGGCCCGGGATGGACCGATACTCCGGCCGCCTTGTTCAGCACGATGATGTCCTCATCCTCATAGACGATGTCCAGTTCACCGGGGGCCGGGACCACACCACTGAGCCGCTCGGGGTCGGACAGCCGTACGGACAGCACCTGCCCCAACCGGGGGACAAATCGGGTATTGACCCGCACCCCATCCACCAGAATTCCATCTTCCAGCCACTTCATCCTGCGGATGACCGTACCGGACAGCTGCAGGTGCTTGCGCAGCAGGGTATCCACCCGCGCACCCACATTATCCGCCGTCACTGTCAGCTCCAGCCGACGCACACGTTCCCGCCCCACGCAACCACCTCCCAGACACATTTTTTCTGATTATACACCCGAAGAATTGGTTTTGCAATTTCACCGCTTTTTCGATATAATAGACCCACCTGTTAAGGGAGGGTCGGCAATGGCTTTGAAACCGGAAGACAAACTGGGCATCTACATCCATATCCCGTTCTGCCGCAGCAAGTGTGACTACTGCGATTTCTATTCTCTGGCGGGCCGGGAACAGGATATGGATTCCTACCAAAAGGCTCTGCTGGCCCACATTCGGGAAACCGCACCTTTGGCCCGGCACATGGAGGTGGACACCGTCTATTTCGGCGGCGGCACACCCAGCTATTACGGTGCCAAGCGGCTTAAGGAACTTCTTGCCCTGATCAAAAAGCAGTTCCGGGTGCGCAAGGATGCCGAGATCACGGTGGAGGGCAACCCGGACAGCGTGGATACCAAGCTGCTGACCGCCCTGCGAAAGGCGGGCTTCAACCGTCTGTCTCTGGGTGTGCAGTCCGCCTGCGACGAGCTTTTGCGCTGCGTCCACCGCCCCCACGATTTTCAGCAGACCCAGGATGCCGTTGCCGCCACCCGCAAGGCAAAGCTTTGCAACCTCAGTTTGGACTTGATCTACGGCCTGCCCGGTCAGGATATGGCCGGCTGGCAGCAGACGTTGGAGCAGGTGCTGGCTTTGGAGCCGGAGCACCTGTCCTGTTACGGCTTGAAGGTGGAGGAGGGCACCCCCCTGCACCGGCGGGTGGCCGGGGGCGAAACGCTCCCTGATGACGACCTGCAGGCGGATATGTACCTGTGGACGGTGGACCGGCTGGAACGGGCCGGCTACCACCAGTATGAGATCTCCAACTTCGCCCGGGACGGCCGTCACTCCCTGCACAATCTGCGCTATTGGCTCACCCGCCCCTACATCGGCTTCGGTCCCGGCGCCCACTCCGATTTCGGCGGCAGGCGATACTCCTTTGTGCGCGATCTGGACCGTTATATGGACGGGGTTCTCCACGGCGGAAACATCATCGATTCCTCCGACCTGATCCCCGACCGGGAGCGCTGCGGCGAATACCTGATGCTTCGCCTGCGCACCACTCGCGGCATCGAGGAATGGGAGTACCGCCGCAGCTATTTCATGAATTTCGACCCCATCGAGCAAAAATTGCTATCCTATGAGCAGCACGGCTGGGCCATACAGGAAAATGGCCGTTGGAGACTGACTCCAAAGGGCTTCCTCCTGTCCAACCAACTCATCGGCGAACTCATGGACGTTCAGGAAGAATCCTCCTTGGAAACCCTGCTGCCCAAGCTGCGCCAGCGCGAGATCACATAAAAATCGTGTCCGGACCGTATGGTCCGGACACGATTTTTTATTCCACCAGTGTTTCAAAGGCTTCCCAAGTCAAATTCTGGTCGTGAATATCCTGCCAGGTCAGCCCGCGGTCATTGAGTTCCCCCCAGGTCTGATACCAGAACAGATACTGCACCAACAGATGGGCCGGCAGAATGTCCTCAATGATGACACGCATCTGCTCAAACCCTGCGGGAACACCGACCACATCGGGAAAACGCACCATAACGACACCCGGCGCATTCCCTTCCGCAACCTCGGCATTGAGCCCGCAGCCTGCAATGGTACTGTTGATGGCCTTGAGGGTAAAGCTGTCCCCGCCGATGCGGGCCAGTGCTGCCAGCGAAGCGGCCATCTGCCGGGTGTCCTGAGTCACCGGCCTGCGGGCAAACAGGGCCGCCATGCACTCCACTCCCTCATCCCGGGCCGTGGTCAGGCACATCTCCCGCTGTACCTGCTCCAGCTGCTCCTGCAGCCCATCCAACGCTTTACCCAGGCTGTCCAATTCCGCACCCAAAAAGGACTCCTCCAGCTTATAGACTCCCAGTGGCCGCAGCAGTTCTTTCAGATAGTCCGCGTTGCTCATGTCATTTCCTCCACCGTCACCGTGCCCAGCACCGGCAGCAGGCCCTTTTCTACCGCCACATCTGCCGCAGGCTGGCTCAGGGCATAGTTCTCCACCCCATCCACGGCAAATACGATACTGCCCAGCTTGGCACGCAGCACATCCTCACCCAGACGCTGACCGGTAAACCAATCCCGCAGTGCCTGTTCCACCCGCTCTTTTGTCTGCGTCATATCCGCGCTTTTGATCCCAACGGCAATGTTCACCTTCACCGTCTGCGGCGCACAGGCCTGCACGTCCACCGCGATCTCCCTGCGTTCCCGGAAATATTCATTCAGCCGGTCCAGCAGATTCCTGTCCGGCACACCCTGCCGGGTAGCCACTACCACGTCCACCGTGCCTACGCCCCGGTTTCGGGGCAGCGCCACCGCCGCTACCACCTCGTCAAAGGACAGCGCACCCTGTTCGTAAAAAGCACTGTTGGCGCCGTTGGGCAGGCGCAAAAAGCTGTCCAGAATACGTTTGCGCAGCTGCTCGTCCCCCTCCGCGTCCGCACCGCCGGACATAGCCTGAGGATTGGTGCAGCCGGTAATGCCCACTGGCGCGGCAGACAAAACACGCACACTGCCCGCGATCACGTTGCCGGCAGTTCCCGGCTCCACCGCCTGCACGGGGATGTCCACATGGCTCTTGCCCGCCTCCAGCACACCATCCCGGGTCGTGGCAAACCGAACCAATCCCGGGGTCATGCACACCGTACCCGCAGGGATCTCCCGATCCATTGTACCGGCTGCGTCTCCATAGAAACGCACCGTCCCCTGCGCGCGGGATGCCGCCTTGCGTTCCAGAGCTCTCAGCTGGGCATGGTGGTCCAGATACTCTCCCTGAGCCGTCTGGGGAAAACACTGACGGTTGACCCAGTCCGCCTGCACATACAGTCCATAGATCTGCGCCGCCGCGGCATACAGGCGGGCAGACAGGTCACCACCCCCCGCGATCTCCATCCCGGTGCGGGCGGTAAAATCGGTCAGCATATCCGAATAAAGCTCCTCAACCGTTTTCATCCGAAATTCCTCCAATCTGAGTGGTGACCTCCAGCTCCTGCCCCTTCCACTGCAGGTACACCTTTACCCGGGCCTGCCCGCCCAGGTCATCGTAGACAACATCCGTTACGGTCACATCCTCGTCCTCCAGCGCCTCACGCACATACTGAGCGCACAGGGCGGGGCGGGCACTGGGCTTCTCCCTTCCCAGCGTATGCAGCCGACTGCCCAGTCCGGGCAGGAAGGGAAAGCTTCCTCTCCGGGCGGTCAGCTTAAACAGCACCCGCTGCACCAGCGCCCGGCTGCCCTCCAAATGGCAAAATCCGCCTGCGCCGTTGGGGATCAGATCTCCGTCATTCCATTGCAGTTCTATCACGTTATCCCTCCTGCCCGGCCAGCGCGGCGGCCACCGCCTGGCTGACCATGTCCTCCAGCGCTGTTCCGTTTACATATACCTTGCCGCGCACATCCACACACCCATCTCCGGTCAGCCTTACCCTGCAGTTTGGCGCATACACTTCCACTTCCCCGGGCTGTAGCTCCTCGCCCGGCTCCTCCTTCCGGGCCAGCACACAGGCAGACTCGCCATCCACCCCCGTTTTCAGCACCAGCACCTGCTCCCCGGTCCCGGGTCGCCAGCGATAACCCCCGGGGGCCATGACCGGCAGCCAGCACCGCTGAGTGCCCAGATACACGCCGCTCTCCTGTCCTCCGGCAGTCACAACCCCCACTCGGGCACTGCCGGAATTGTCCTTACTTTTCTTCGTCTGTTTGGATACCCACATTTCACTCACCTCACAGCAGGGTGTCCGGCCGCACCAGTTCCAGCCGGGTGCTATACCCCGCACTGTCCATGCTCACCGTGGCCTGCGCCACCCGGTACAGCCCGTTGCGTCCCCAGCCGGTACGCTCCAGCCGCACCAACTCCCCGGGCCATGCGCAGAAGGGCAGGGCGATATCCACCTCCAGCCGCAGTTGCTCCGCCGCCGACTTGTCCAGCTGATACTGGCCCTGATAGCGCATAGCCTGATAGTTGCTCTTGCTTGGCATGGTATACATGCGTCGGCACTGTCCGCCTGCGTCTTTGAACCGATCATTGACCACCTTGTGCAGTTCCGGCAGCTTTCCCGCCTCCCGCACCCAGATCTCGGACAGCACCCCATACCGCTTGTCCCGGACGCTCAACCCCGTTACCGGTACTCGGTCATGGATCATTTTGGGCTGCTCATCCTGCCAACGGGCCAGAACGAGTCGTCCCTGCCGGTCAAAGCGAGGTGTCACACCCCCGTGATAACAGGCAAACTCATACAGCACCGCCCACTCGCTGCTGCCGTAGTCAATGGAAAACCGTTCCACCGCCGGCAGATGTTCCTGCTTTGCCACCTGAATTCCGTAGGGCAGTACGTGGTCTTTCAAAATATCTTCCAGTGTGGCAACCGCATAGTCCAGCCCCTGCGCTTCGTTGTCCAGCAGCAGGGCAGCCATGCCCCGACCGCTCACCTCCAGCCGGCATCCCTGTGCCGACCACGTGACCTGACACTCGTCCACCACCCCGGCAAACACCTGCTCCTGCCCCTGAAAGGCCGCAAATCGTATCACGTCCGCCAGCGCCGCGTCATCTGCGCAATTCCACAGGCTCACCACCCGAAAGCTGTCGCAGGGTGTTCCGCAGCCATAGTCCAACTCCCACTCCAGCAATTCCGGCATCTTATGGCGCGTGCCGTCACCGGTCATCAAATAGGCCGTCACCGCACACGCACCTCCTGTCCCACCCGGATCAGACTGGGATTTTTGATCTGAGGATTGAGCTGCAAGATCTTTTCCAGCGTAGTGCTGTACTTTTTTGCAATGGACCACAGCGTATCTCCCTTGACTACACTGTGGGTCAGCTGCTCAGCTGTAAACTGCTCGCCCTCAGCCTTCTGTTCACCCTCCGTCCCCAGTTGGGCATCGTAATACCCCAGATCTTCCCAAAAGGCAAAGGTATAGCTCACATAGTCCGGTCTGGGCTCCTGCTTCAGGGACAGTTCCACAAAATGGGCTCTTGCCGTCTGCCACAGGGGATGGATCAGCTCGCCCGCTCCCGGATCGTAAAATATATTGGCCAGCGCACCAAACTGGGCATACGCCTCCGGCCCGACAAATTCGCCCTCGCCCCGCATGACCCTTCGGGTGCGTCCCAGATCCTGCAAATGGTACAGGCCATAGGGCACCTTGTTTTCCACCATAACCCGTTCATATTCGATGGTATACACTCTGGGGTTGTGGGGCCAGACATAGTTTTTATATCGCATGGGTGTCAATTCCATTTGCTCTCACCCTTTCTTGTCACAGCAGGCCCAGCGGCCCATCATACCGTCTTGCATCCCGCTGAAAGGCCGCATCCACAGCAGCGGCATAGTCCGCCGTCCTGCGCACGGACAGTGCGCCGCCGTGTCGCACATCTGCCATTCCCGGCTGCATGACCGACTGCACAGCCGCATTCCCGCTGCCGCCGTGTTCCCGCACCTGCTGCACCGCCCGGTGCAGCCGGGCCATCTGTCCCACCAGCGGCAGCTGCCCGGCCCGCTTGTGCCAGACCGCTTCCGCCGCCGCTTGGACCAAGGTTTGTATATCACCCTGCCCGGGCAAGTTCTGCCGGTACGTCACTGCATTATCCACATTCTGTTCCTGCGGGCGGGCCGCTCCATCGGCAGTCATCTGTTCCCATGCCTGCCGTTCCCACAGGCGCAGGCTTCTCTTGCTCCAATCCAGCGTTCCGCCTTCCTCGTCGCTTGCCTGCTGCTCCAGCAATTCTTCCAGATAGTCCGTCATGTGCTCTCACCCCGCTTCAGTCGTTGAAACCGGCTCTCGTCGAAGCTGCCGTTCCGATTGCCTTCCGTCATGCAAAGAAGCGCTCCGCATCCGGCGCACCGTTCCTCCATGGCCCGGTCACGGCAGGTGGGACACAGTCCGTCCAGTTCCTGCTCATCATCCAGCATGAGATTTAACGCACACCACAGAAAGTCCCGGTCCTTCATCGTTCGGACACGGTCCTCCGTGGGCAGGGCTGAAAAGGATCGCAGCACGCGCCAGTACAGCCGCTCCTCCCGGGCGTGCTCCAGACGTTTTTTAGTTCTTCCACCCGGTCCTCCCCGGCCTGCGGCCCGGGATTGACCTGCTGATTGAACCGGGACCACTGCCCGGCCAGCGCACCGATCTCTTCCACCGTAAGCTCCTCCAGCACGTGGCTTCCGTCCCGAAACAAACGCTGACCGTCTTTCATCAGCGCCCGGGCCAGCAGGCAGGCATTGGAGCACAGGGCGCGCTCCCGCGCGCCCTGTGTAAGCCAATCAGCTTCGCGCCGAGCCTCCAGCACCTCCATGGCGCTGAGCAGCCGCAGCGTGCGGCCATCCTCCAGTTCCAACCGGTCGGGCCCACTTAAAAGGCTCGTCTGCATCGGTTACACCCCCGTCTCGATCCGTCGGGAGGCCACCACCGATACCTTTTCCAGCACCATATCGCCCAGGCCGGCTTCTTCGCTGATATTGCTCCACTGACAGTGGGAGTAGATGATGCGCCGGTCCGGCTTGCAGATGACCAGCGAAAAGTCCTCCAGAGAATAGAAATCGATGCCGTCCTGAATGGCCTCATCGGTGGCATACAGACGGGACAGCTCCAGCTGATGCTTCACCGGTCCTGCCACCGTAACCACCGGCTCTTTCTCTCCAAATGCCTCCACGCTGGTGCTGGTCTTGGTGGCTTTGGCGCTGTAGCTCTGCACCACCGCCACCTTTTTCCCGTTTACCTCAAGGTAAATATCACTACTGGTAGGAAATCCTGTGATCGTCATGTCCTTCCCTCCTTATACCGTAATATGGGCGCTCAGCCAGATCTGGTTGATGCCGTGGGTCACCGTAAAGGAGAAGTCCACCAGACAGCGGGTAGGCTCCTCACCGTCGGCACTGACGCTCACATTTTCATATCCGGTGATGATCTCCCGTGCCAGCTTGTTCTCCAGTTCCAGCACCACCTGTGAACGGATGGCGCCCCGGCTCTGGGCAGTATTTTTGGCCCGGCGGAAACGGCTTTTCAGCGCGTTGCGGATGGCAGGGATCACATCGTCCACCACAAGGATGGCGGAAAGATCCCGCCATGTACTGTCCGCCGCGCCGTCGGTGGTGGTCCGGGTGGTCACACCGCGCACCACGCTCACCACACCGCCAACCGACTCCGCCACTGTTACACCGCCACGGATCAGTACATCCATCTGGCTGTCATCATAGCGGCAAGCAAGGCCGTACAGTCCGGTCAGCTGCGCACCGCCCAGCGGGATGGCGGGATCGGTCTGCCCGGCAATGGCACCGGCCACCGCCGCGGCAAGCTGGATGCCGGACAGACTCTGCTCCTGCCCGTCCACGCAGCCGGGCGCAACCAGAACCACACGCTCGCTGTTCAGCCGTCCGGCCCGCTCCACCAGCTGTGCCACGTCCTCGTCCACACCGCCGGCCACCACAGCAATACGCTCACGCTGGGCATTGGATGCCGCGTGTATGCTGTCCCGCAGAGCCTGCTGTACCTCCGACAGAGTGCTGTCGCACACCGCCAGAGAAATGT